ACTGTAAGATATGTATAGGTGTCGTCTTGCGTGGCTGTAGCATCTTGCGTTGTACTCCCTTTGTTTGCCATTGTTCCGCTGGCTCCTACACTACTACCATTTGTAAAGGTCTTTCCAGACAGCACATCTCCAGCACCTGCTGTTCCTTTTTTGGTCGCGCTTACTCCTGCATTATACCCACCTTTATAGTTGGCACTGTCTGCATTTACTCGCCCATCAGCGGCGCTTACTCCCGCATTGTATCCACCTTTATAGTTGGCGCTGTTTGCATTTACCCGCCCATCGGCTGCACTTACTCCTGCATTATACCCGCCCTTATAATTCGCACTGTTTGTGTTTACCCTATTATCAGCATCTGTTACGCCTTGGTTATATCCTTTATCAGTGCATTGTGCATAACCATTTCCGTTATGATATCCTGCTGGTATGGTAATTTTAGATGCTGCTGCAACCGTCCCTGTCCACGCTCCCCTATTTGGCATTGCGCCTGTCTTGCTGATTCCAGCAGAACCGCTGCTAAAAGTTTTGTTTGCCAGCACATCTCCTGTCCCTGCGTTTCCAGACACAGCCGGAACGGACACCTGTGACAGCCCATCATATCCAGTATCTGGTTTTATTGTCTGTGCTGCTGTACTTAAGGCTGCATTCTTTGCCTGCAGCTTTGGACTTGTCTTTATATTCCCTATATTTGTTGCCATTGTCGCAAATGTTGCATCCGCTGCGGTACTGACACCCTTGCCAGTAATGGCGGATGCTATCGCTTTTTTCCCATTACTGGCAGATGTAAAACAATCATCTATTTGTTTCTGTAAGGTGCCTTTACTTTTTACATCCACATCTCCTACAATGGATTTTATAAGGGTAAACACTGTCACCCAGATTTCATTTAACATGCTGTTACCTCCTCCTTATAGCTTTGTGAAAACTGTATTGAATGCTGTACTGGCTGTATTTTCAAGGCTGCTGAATGCTTCTGTTACCGCCTTTTGTGTCATTGCACCATCTGTATTTGCGCCGGTTCCCGCATACAGTTTTGTAAGCCCTTCTTTTTCCACAGTGCCCATTCCGGCATTCCCTGCTGGAACAAACTTTTCTTTTATCCTATCCCATAGGGCATTCAGACTTTTAGAGTCAAAGACCTTTATTTTTTCTTCCAATTGCGGTTCACCTCCTTATCACAATGCCATCACGGCATCTGCATTTTAAATACAGATTGCCGCAATCTCTTCAGGCGTTATCGCCGTCAAGGCTTCCTTTTTCACAAAACCGCTAAAATCATACACGCCTGCCATTGCATCCCATCCAGTATCTGTCCAGCATACGTTTGTACCAGCAGGATACTTGTGCCCTGTACCTTCAACAAACCGATTATCTGTCGTAAAATCCTGTGAAATGTTATAGACGTCACCTGCCGCCATTCCTTCAACGGGCAGATTCTCAAAAGCAATGCTTCCCTGTATTTTATATACTCTTGCAACGGCTGTCTTAATGGCATTGTCTGTCTGCTCTCTGGTATATGCATCTGCAATCCCATAACCTGCAAGACTGGTCGCACTGTCTGCTTTTCCACTCAGCACAGAAAGCAATGCATCTGCAAGGTCATCTACTGTCACCTTATCTTTTGTTGCAAGTGCACCTTCTGGAATTGTAAGAGATACTGCACCTTCATTATCCGCCTGCACTTTCTCGCCATTCACTTTAATGTCTTTGACATTAATTGTATTTAGCTTGGCTTTTAGGTCATCTGTAAAATCATTTGCAGACAATCCTTTTCCAGAAACCTTCTTTACAAATGCGGCTGTTATCTCATTCCATAACTGTGTCAGCCCTGCTGCATCCAAAAATTTCATTAATTCCTCGTTCATGTTCGTTCCTCCTTAATCATTCTTTGTTTACTATGTTCAATATTTGCGATGATGTTATTGCAAATGGATTTGCAGATGTCTCTCCTGTCCATTGTGTATTGATTGCTCTTTGTATTTCCTCTGGGGTTAATGCAAATGAATTATCTGATGTTTCTCCTGTCCATTGCGTATTGATCGCTTTTTGTATTTCAACAGATGATAATGGCGTAAATGATTCTATAATCTTTCTGTTAAATACATAGTTAAATGCGGGTTCAATATCTTCTCGATTCATCATGTTTCCAATCACAGAACTGGAATAATCTTTTAAACTTTCTGGAATTGTCTTAAAAAGCGAATAACAAGCAGACGCCACATTATATGCATTATCATAATCATCAGCAAATTCAACTTCATTATAGTCAGAAGCATCTCCTGCCAACTGTTCAAAAGTCAGATAGAATGGTACCGCTATATTAAAATAATCACCATGGCCTCCGCCACACTGACAATAACTTTTTATATTATGACAGTCATCTCCTACATATGTATATACCTTCTTATCTGCAATCACCATCTGTCCAATTACAAGTTTTTCTACTGCAGGCGTTTTTATATAGATTTTCATTTTTTCATCTGTCACCTGTGGAAAAAGCATGGCTGTTGTTCTGTAAAATGTTTTCTTTAATACAAAATCACTGTCATTTACATCTACAACCACCCCTGATGTATTGGAAACCTTCAGATATATTACATATTTATATTCCACCCTTCCACTGCTAAATGGCGGCATTCGATCTCCATAAATATCTTGCCCCACCAAAAAAAGCAGCTCCGTTTCCGTCTCATCATCCATTGCAAATATTCCAAGCTGCCGTATTTTAAATTCCGTGTCCAGCCCAGAATTTGTCACCATAACTGTTATCTCTGCAGTTTCTCCATTCATTCCAGCATCTGCTATCTGTATATCCGCCTGTTCCTCCTCGACATCCGTAAGATATTCTGGATTACTGCTGTAGTCTGTCCCAACCTTGGCCTGTGTCAAATGCAGACTGCTTCCATTAATAGAAAGTCCTGCCAGCAGCTTTGCTCCAGCCCTGGTCAATACATATTCCATTCGTATCTACATCTCCTTCCGTCGTCTTAAATGTCTTTCCCACTGCTGCAATATATATTTTCTTTTTATTTTCTCTTAGAATACGATTCACAAACGCATATCCCAAATGTGCTGGACGTGCTTTGTATACGGCTGCAGCCGCAATATCCATATTTTCCACCAGATATCCTGACTGCACATAGATTTCAAACCGATATTCCTGTGGAATTTCTCTAATCTCAACCTTATCAGCCCCTAAAGTCTTTAACACAAGGTTTTCGAGCATTTTTACAGTCGCTGGTGTTCTTGTATTCAATTTTCCAAGCAGCTGTGCCCTGCGCTGGTTACGGGTTAAAGTACTATTTTTCTCAATAGAAAATTCCTGTTCCCAATCATCAATAGAATATGTGGCAGAAGAAATATAAAACTGTCGAATCATATCCTCAATACTGCAAAGCAGTCTGTTTATTTCAGACTGATCCACTTTAAGGAGCTCTGACATCTCTTTCATTTCCCTTACAAACTGTGGCAGACTGTCTTTTAACATATCATTCCTCCAGTCTTACTGTGGGCATCACCGCAACAGGAAAATATCTGTCCATCAGCACAATACTTCTTTTTTCTCCGTTTAGTGTATAATCTGAAATATCCTCAATTCCTTCACACCCAAATATTACATCCGCCAGCTTTATATAGGATATTCTGGCATTCCGTCGTGTTAATCCTGCCAGATAATCTTTTATAACTTCATAGAGCATTTCCTTAATCGCATCTGCAGTATATCCTTTCTTCGCTGTCACTGTTACACTGATAAAAATATCAAAGCTTTGTGCTGCCAGCACTTCCACATCTGCCCCTATTGGCCTGTATTTCTCTATTTGTTCCTGTACTGCTTCCAAAAGCTGCAAAGACGCAACTTTGTTTCCCTCAGCGATCACCACCACATCAACCGTACCATTCCCGCGTGCAAGATCAAAAATCTGTACTTCTCCTACTCCGGTTACATCAAGCGCCCATTCCCTATAGTTTGCAATATTCCCGCTGGTAGCAGGCTCACTTACATGTTCTAATGTCCTGCTGCGCAGAGACTTGTCTGATTCAGTATCATATCCCCCTAACGCAGCTGTCTCATTTGACACAAGCTCAATATCAGGCTCTGCACTGACAAGGCAGTCAATTGCACCAGCGCCCACATTGCCTTTTTCACCAGGTATTTCGCAAATACAATACACTGTCACTTCCCCTGTTTGAGGTATAATAACTGCTTTTGGAAGATTAAAAATAATATCATCAGCCCTGACTTTTAAGTCTTTATATATTCCTGGTTTTCCTCTTATTTTTACTGTTCCTTCTGCATAGGTTGCTTGATTCCTATAAATTCCATAATCGGCACAGCACTTGTCAAGGTCCTCTCCTTTTGCTGTGGATACAAAAGCCTTATCATAAATAGGCTTAATCTCACAGGAATATATTCTAGCCAGCTCATTTGCCACTGTCTGGAGCATATCCCCAGTCCATGTTCCTTCTATATCTGTTATATCCAACGCAAGATTCGCTTTCATTCGAGCCAGAATAGCCTCAAAAGTATTTTCCGCATCACTCATTGTATACCTCGCTTTCATACGTAAATCTGCCATAAACAGTAGTGACATCAAACATTATGACTGTCTTTTCATTGTATATAAATTGAAAATTATTTAATTCCTGTATATATGGATTTACCATAAGACACTCCGTAATATAACGTTTTGCTTCACTTTCAAAGATATCTTTATTTGTTGTCCTTCCTGGCAGTTTTTCCATTTCTCCGCCATATGCATGTGTGTATGCCTGCCATGTATATCTTTGTGTTTTAAGCGCCTTCCATATCCAGATTTTTATTGCTTCATCTTGGTATACCTTATAATACTTTCCTGCCCTCTTTAACAGACAGTTGTTTTTAAAATCATATGCCATCTCTGAAAACAATAAAAAAGGCCTTTCTGACCGTTCTGCATGAAATGATGTAAAAGGAAAAACACCCATTCTATCACATCTTTCCTAAAATATATAAACTGCTGCCTGTTTTCTGGACGATAACACTATCGCCCGCCTTCAGGTTAAAGGTATCGTAAAGTGTTATTAAAAAACTTTTTAATTCTGATGATATGCCATATTCTTTTTCAATTTCTGCGCGCACCATTTCTGGCATTTGGGGAAGCCTGCAGCGCACCCCGTTTGTAACTTCGACATTGTTGTACTTTACACAAAGCGGGTTTACAGACACAACCACTCCTGCAGCCATTGGCTGTTCCTTCTTTTTTTCACCCTGGCGCTGCATTATCTGTATCATTCTACTGTACGCATTTCCTTTCACTAAACCACCTCCGAAAAATCAAGTGTCAAGTTTACTGTATGCTGGCCTGATGAAAAAGTATGGCTGTCGCTTGTTATATAAAACAGTCCTTGTATCCTAGAGTTTACCTTTTCCACAATAATTGATTTTCCTGTTGTATAATTAATATTCCCTTTCACGCTAATGCTTCCTGAATTTTCTAATGATTTAAAGAGTTTTACAGCTTCCGCCATCATATCCTTATCTTTACTGTCATGCTTATATACTTTCTGTATAATTCCATACTGGGTATCTTCACTGTCAGCAGTGGTAATCAATGATGCACTGGCATTAATGACTGCCACACGGTTTATCATATTCTCCATGCTGCTTTTGTATTTGGCACTGATTACACTGTCATCACCAGTTACTATACCTGCCAGACAGGCACCTATCTTTTCTACATTTAATATGGTGCCTGTCATATGAATATATACCCTGCTGCCCACACATTCATATGCCTCTGTAATCACCTGATAAATTGTCTTATCTCCTGTAGCAAGAATATCCACCCTGCCAGCATCATCTGATACTTGTCCAACGTCTATTCCAAACATTGCCAGAACCATGTTTGTAACTTGGCAGGGCGTTCCTTTAAATGCTCCATATACTTCGCTCTTTAGATAAAATGCATAATCTGCAGCCTGTATGCTCTTTTTTATCTCAGACTCGTCAAAGTCCTCTGTTATCACAATGCCATCAAACAGAAGTTCTTCATCATCAGAATACATTATCACTCTGCTGCCGATTGATATTTCAATTGGCACTATATCTTGTGAAATGTCTGTATACAGATAGTCAAATGCAAGTTTCCGCGCCATCTGGTTTATATCCCCTGACCACGTTATTGTGCCAATATAACTGCTCACATTCACTCCATCTGCTATTATTATCATTGTGGTATCTCCAATACTTTTCCAACAGGCAGTCTCTTTGGATCCTTTATTTTATTTTTGTCTGCAATTTCTCTCCAGCGCGTTCCATCACCATAATACTTTACTGCAAATCCCCACAATGTATCCCCTTTTTTAACAGTCACTGTCTTAGGCGTTTCCTGTGTATCTGGTCTCTGTTTTAATCCAGTATCTGTATAGTTATCTGCTGCAGAAGCCACAGCCATAATGCTGGAAGCTCTGTCTTCTGTAAAACTCCAGGATACCTGTATGTCTTTCTGACCTTCTGTATAGGTTTCTGCTGATGAATTTACGATAAATTTATGATTTATGTTTGTTCCAGAAATAATAAGCCTTACGCTTTTCTGCCCATTCTTTGCCTTATTGACTACGTTTATCATATTCTCTGGGGGTATCCCTTTATAGAATGGAGAATCTGGTGCGGGCAGAAAAGTTTGTATTGTTACCTTTATTGGATTCCTATGCCCTGGAAGCATTACAGTGCCGATGTTTAACAATTCCATTGACTTGTCCCCATTTCCTGATGTGATCTGTATCTGCTTTGGATTAACTGCCAGCTCAAACTGTCCTTCCTCTGCTGCTATTAGTATGCTTCTGGTTTTCGCCATTACATATTCTCCTCCGCTTCCTCAATTTTTTTAATCAATTCCTCTGCTATCCTTTCAATATCTGCATCGTTTTTTACTTCCATATTTTGGATTGTTATATTGATATCTCCTCTTTTTGGAGGCTGCGGCGTCTGCTGCAGAACCGTTGTAGTTTTGTCTGTTCCCCCACTTGCAAAGACAGCCGTTTCCCCTCTACTGCCTTCTGGCTGTACAACTGGACTGAAAGTATAGTTTTCAGAAGCCCATCCTTTCCTGTCAAAATCAGATCGTCTTATCATACTTTTACTGTCAGAATTGGATTTAATCTTTGTTCCTGAAGGCAGATGCATTAACTCTGGTCCATGCTCTCCTACCGTAGTCCATCCACCACCATAGTAATTTGTACCTGTAGCATTTGCATCTACATTTTTGCCGCCGAAAAATCCCTTAACTTTCTCAACTGCTCCCTGCACACCGTCCGCAACACTCTTTATGGCACTTCCAAGTTTTTCTAATACTGGACCTATCACATTCCAGACAGCCTCTATCACACTCTGTATTTGGGGAAATACTGCTCCCACCACTGTTCCAATCAGTTCAATTCCTGCCAGTGCAAGGTCAAGAACTGGCGATATAATCGACCATGCTGTAGAAAGCACTGATGCAATGGCAGGACCTACTGTCTGGAAAATTTCTGACAGCACACCTGCATGTCCTCCTATCTTCCCAAACACCGCCTGAATTTTCCCGCCAATATCTGTCACTATCTGTGCCACAACAGGAAACACGGCTGAAACGACCGAACTGATTCCTTCAAATATACCGCCTACTACGGGAATCATTGCTGCAAGCGTGGAACCAACTGCACTTACTACAGGCTGTATATATGGTACAATTCCGCCAAAACTGTCAAGCACCCCCTGGATACATGGCTTCACCTGCTCAAATGCAGCGCCAAAATCCGTTCCAAGCTGCTGCAGAACTGGTTGCCATGCTGTCCATACATCTGACAGAATGCTTCCAAGCCTTTCAATCCCTGGTCCAACTTTATCAGCAATGCCCGACATAGCAGCTTCAAACTGCGGCATCTTATCTATCAGTTTCTGCAGGGCACCTTCAATATATGGCAGTGCTTTCTCTCCTACAGAAGTTAACATATTCTGTCCAAAATTTTTTACTTTCTGGACCATTGCCTTAAGGGAACTCTGCTGTGTGGCAAACGCGGCTTCTGTAGCTCCTCCTGCCTCCATCATTGCCGCTGTCTTTTCATGCCATGTATCTGCAAGGTCTCCTGTCAGCCCAAGAACAGCCTGTTTGGCAGACTTGTCTGAAAAAAGGTTGGCAAGGTCAAGGGAACTGCCGCCCACCTGGTCCTTTAATTTTAAGATGACTCCTTCCAGCCCTTCTGCCTCCAGCGCTGCTGCACCAGAAGAATAACCCATGTTTTTTAGTGCCTTGGAAAGCTTGTCTGTCGGGGATAAAAACCCTGCAAGAACACCTTCAAGCTGCGTGCTCACCTCCGCAGTATTTCCAGTAACACCTGTCAGCGTTGCCATAGTCCCATAAAGGGCTTCCTGTGTCACACCAAGCTGCGAAC